ATATTAAGATTGAGAAGGTTGAATAGTTGCTATCCTATTACATCAACGGCTTGTCAATCTCTCGCAATATGAGCAACGGACACAATTAAAACACAATCCATTGACGTATTGTCATAGTGATAAATAAAAGTTATCACTGGTTATGTAATATTATATAGACAACTGACTATTTTAGAAATGCTATACCCCCTATATCCCTAACATGACCCGCTGTTTAATATATATATATACATGGGACTCGAGGACACCCTTACAGAGACAGCCACTTATTCACCTTGGCAGACCACTCTTTCATTATAAGAATAATTACTATATGTAGTATGTTATGTGGAATTTTATACAAGATGATTTAACTTCAATAGTGTACATAGACTCTAAGAAACACACTTTAGTCATAAAAATATTTGGCTTTCCTAATAATGAATCAGCTGAAGTTTATGCTAATTATGCTATGAGCTTAATGAATTTTGAATATGGCAGCCTTGGTGAAGAGATGCCTAGTAAACTAATCCACTAAAAGATTATGCAAATTAAGATACCCTATACGCCAAGAAAGCATCAGGCTTTTCTTCATAAACAAATATCAAGGTCCAGATGGAATGTATTGGTTTGTCATAGAAGGTTCGGCAAGACTGTCTGTATGATCAATCATCTTATACGTTCTGCCTTATTATCGAAACAAAAAAACCCAAGATTTGCCTACATTGCACCAACATTTAAACAAGCTAAGTCTATTGCTTGGGATTATATGAAACAGTTTACCGCCAAAATTCCGCACACTAAGTTCAACGAAACAGAGCTACGTGTAGATTTACCGAATGGCTCTCGTATTACTTTGCTAGGCTCAGAGAACTCAGATGGTTTAAGAGGGATATACCTTGATGGCTGTGTGATTGATGAGTATGCAAATGTAAACGAAAGATTGTTTCCTGAGATTATAAGACCAGCACTATCCGATAGAAAGGGGTACTGTGTTTTTATTGGGACTCCACAAGGTATGAATAATAATTTTTACGAATTATATCAACACGCACAAGGAGCAGAAGATTGGTTTAACTATAAAGCTAAAGCAAGTGAAACTAAAATTGTAGATGAAGATGAGCTTGTCAAAGCAAAAGAAGTTATGGGTGAGAAGAAGTATCTGCAAGAGTTTGAGTGTGATTGGATTGCAAATATTGAAGGATCAATTTTTAATGATACCTTAGTAAAGATGGAAGATCAGAAACAATTAACTCGAGTACCTTACGATCCATCATTGCCTGTAAATACATCTTGGGACTTAGGTGTATCAGATCATAGTTCTATTATATTCTT